TAGATTACGATGTATTTAATAATAAACCTATTCGATACTTTGGTTATTCTGATGGTGTAAGTATAGAAGAAGCTGTTGGTAAATTCAAATCCAGTCTATTGGATAATAACGTAATATAAAGAGGAGACAAATAAAATGCCGATTCATGAATATAAATGTATAAATTGTCATAATAAGTTTGAAGTCTTGTTTTGACCTGGAAGATATGTAAATTTATATCTTAGGTGTGATAAGTGTTCAGGTGTGAGTAAGAGATTAATATCTACATCTAATTTCCGAGTAACAGGAGCTAACGCTAAGAATGGCTATTCTTCAATACCGACATATAATGAAGTAGTTGATGAAAATGGTTATGCAAAAGAAAAGTGGGGGAAATAATATGTTTTCATGGTTAACAACAATTTTAGGAGTAGTTGGGGGACCGATTGCCGCTACTATAGAAGGCTGGACTGTTAGGAAAAAAGTTAAACTTGAGTCAGATTTAAAGATAGCTGAAGCTAAAACAATAGCTACAGTTACGCGACTTCAGACTCAACAAAACGCCGATATTGCCTGGGAAAATTTAAGTATTCAAAACTCAGGCTGGAAAGATGAGTATATTCTTATTCTTTTATCAATCCCTTTAATTATGTGTTTTATTCCTGGACTTGATGTATATGTTTTTAAAGGTTTCGAGTCCTTAGAAAAATGTCCTTATTGGTATAGATGGTGCTTTATGATTACAGTTGCCAGTTCTTATGGATATAAGAAAATTGCTGATTTTATGGCATTGAAAAAAGGAATGTAAATAATGACAGAATACTTAAATATAGAGGTAAACAAAAACGGTACACTCAATCGTTATGTTACTTTATACCCCTTTGAACAACATAAGGGTTTAGTAAGTGGCATGATGAAGTGTGAAAAAGTACATGAGAAAACTAATCCTAAAGCTTTAGTAAAGCTTAGACGTATTGAAAAAAAGTATACGTCTTTAACGCGTAAACTAAAATGGTTACTCGGTGTTTAAATGTATGATTACAAAGACGATGAGGAGTTTGTTATATCAGATGCTATTAGAAAAATAGGAGATAAGCCAGTGTTATGCGGAGCTTCTCGCTTAAAAACTAATGAAATGTGTGCGGAGATCGCTGGTGTTAAATACAGTGATCTCCACTATAATCCTAAAACAGAAGACCCTTGGGCGCATGTCAGGGCAGGAGAAGGAATTACTTTATGGGTATTACCAAAAAAACACTCTTAATTGATGCTGATATTTTAATGTTTAGGTTTGCATTTAAACATCAACAAGAAGTTTGCTGGCCCAATGGGTCTATAACTTTTGTTACTCAAGAAGCAAGAGCAAAGAATAACATAGATCAGTTTATCAGGAATCTACTATTACAAACAAATTGCGTTGATTATGTTTTATGTTTTACACATAAACTTAACTTCAGGTATTCAATACTACCTTCATATAAATCCAATAGAGCTAATATGATACCACCAAAATTATTAGGTACTTTAAAGAATTACATGCAAACTAATCATCCATGGGATGCTGAACCATACCTTGAAGCTGATGATTATATGGGTATTTTAGGAACTAAAGAACCTGATAAATATGTATTAACAACTATTGATAAAGACTTTGAATCGTTGCCGGTTACTTTATTTAATTGGGATAAAGATAAAGTTCCTCGAAAAATTAAAGAACAGGATGCAGATTTCAGATTTCATTATCAATGGTTAATGGGAGATCCAGGAGATGGTTACAAAGGCTGTTATAGAATTGGAGATAAGAAAGCTCGCAAAATACTTGGTGAACGAGAACCGAATGAATGGACGGCTGTTGTGGTCGAAACCTATGCAGATAGGTGTTACTCGTGGGAAGAAATCCTTCAGCAAGCGAGATGCGCCCGAATCCTCAGAACTACCGACTACAATTTCAAACGAAAGGAAGTTATATTATGGAGTCCAAATTGCTGATGGATAGGCATATAAAAATGGAATCCAAACTGTTAAATTTGATGTTATACAGACAAACGTTACTACAAAAACATCTTTGGAATAAATTAAAAGAGATGGAAATGCAGTTAGAAATGATGAAAACTTTTTTGGGTGAACTAAAAGACGCCACAGATTACTTCAAAACTGACTTTGGAAAAAATGAGTTAACGGGGTTTCCTATTGTAGATGATTTTCCTAAACAAGAAAAAAAGGTTGAGAAAAAACCATATTGTTGGTTAGAAGGCTGTGAAGATTGAAGTTAACTACTGTTCACTGGTAGTGAACTTAATATTTTATAAGAGAAGGGGGGTGAAATAATGGGAAAAGCTAATCCAACATTATTAGGAAACGCAAAAAATGTTTATATTAGGGGGGGTGGTGAAACTCACACATTTATTCGTTGCGACAAATGTAAAGTAAAGTATATCAAAGAATCAAATCCAGGAGGTTGTCCAACTTGCTGTAATACTAAATTACCTTCAGTTAAGAAATCTGCCATGGTCGACAAATAGTATTTAATTAATATAAATTGATTAGGGGTCGGTATTTAAACCGGCCCCTTTTTATTTTAGAGAGGAGATTACAGTGATTTTAACAAAAAAAACTCCAAAAGATTTAAGGCTACGAAGAGGGAGGGTACTTATAGATGAAATTACTATCAATACGGCGCCAGAAGATGTTTTGGCTATCTTGGCTCACTTTGTTGTCATTGGGGCTGAGTATAATTTTAGTTATGGTAGTGTTGAATATAGAGGGTACTGTCACTTGTTTGATAAACTCAAAGAGGGTGAAGTTCTCCCGGAGTATACCTTCTTGTTTACTCAAAACTGGAGAAAACAAATTACAAAAGTTGAAGCAGTTAGAAAGGAAATATAAAATGAGTATTAAACCAGAACATTTAAGAAATTTAATAAACGAAACATTGTCTATTATTTTACCCGATATGACTTCAAAAGATGCAACAGAACTTCTTATGATGACTGCTGCACAAGAATCTCATTGTGGACGTTATTTAAAACAAGAAGGAACTGGCCCAGCTTTAGGTATCTTTCAGATAGAACCAGCTACTTATAGAGATCTTTTTCATAACTTTTTAAGATATAATCAAAGGTTATTGGCCCACCTTGAGGGGTATTTTAGAGTACATGAAAGAAACTTTGAGTTGAATCTTAAGGGTAACTTGTCTTATCAAATAGTCATTGCTCGATTACAGTATAGGCGATTTCCTGAAGCACTCCCTTCTTGTGATTGTTCAACTTCAATGGCTCAATATTACAAGAAATATTGGAATACTAAGAAGGGAAAAGCAACTATCGCTGAAGCACTTTTTAACTATGATAAGTATGCGAAATAATAAGTAAAATAGGTGCGTCTTGTCTTAGAAAGAAACTTTAAAGAAAACTTATGAGGAGTAAACTATTGAAAGAAATCCCTATGTTATCATCTGAATTGATTAAACAGTTGGATGAGTGTGAATCAAAACTAAATATTAGACCTGGTTTAAATATAGATATTATTATGTTCCGGTCTGGTAGACGATCAATTATAGATGAGTTAAAAATTCGGCAAGAATGGCATAATAATAAAAATAATAACCCTAATAAAGTGGAGATGTAGCTATATGTGTTTTTCAAAACCTAAAATTCCCAAAGCTCCAGAACCAATTGTAATTGAGCCGGAACAGGAGAAAAAAATAGAGTTAAATCCTGCTGCTAAAAAGTCAAAGAAAAAGAAGACTAAACAGTTTGGAACTCGTGGACTTCAAATACCAATGGGCGGTATTAGTGGTAAAGGCGCGTCCGGTTTAAATATTCCAAGGTAATATAATAATGGAACAAGATACAAATAAAGCTGGATATGTGGAAGGAAGATGGTCAGGCTTTGATTCTAAACGAAAACCTCACCTTGAGCGATGCAGAGATTGCTCTGAGTTAACTATTCCTAACTTGTTACCGAGAGACGGGGTAACTGAAAATGATCAGCAACCTACCCCATATCAAGCGTTAGGTGCACGTGCTGTAAATAATTTATCGGCTAAGCTATTGCTTGCTTTGTTTCCCCCCAATACTCCATTTTTTCAACTTAATGCAGATGAACAAACAACTGAAGAGTTGAAAGAACAAATGGGTGACAAAGAATTTAAAACAAAAATTGAAAAACAATTACGCAAGTATGAGCGCATAGTTGTAAAAGATTTTGAAGCCTTGGCTCAACGTACTAAAATGTTCAAAGTAATTCGATTACTTGTAGTTACGGGTAACGCTTTACTGGAACAGCTTAACACAGGTAAAATTAAAGTTTACCGTTTAGATAAATATGTAGTGCGGAGAAGTCCTAACGGTGATTTAAAAGAAATAATTATAAGAGAACTGGTTACACTTGACGATATCCCCTCTTCTATAAAGAATCATCCCGAAGCTCATCAACAACCTACAGTTAAAGCAGACAGTCAGGCAAGAAATGATATACCACTATTTACTCATATAATATGGAATGATAGGGTTTTTGAAGTTCATCAAGAAGTTTTAGGTTTAAGGATTCCAGGGACAGAGGCAACTTATCCTAAAGATAAATTGCCTTTTCTACCTCTTTCTTGGGCGTTAAATGATGGTGAAAATTATGGCCGTGGTCATGTTGAAGAACATCTTGGCGACTTTGTAGCTTATGATGGGTTATGTCAATCACTGCTCGAAGGTGCTGCTGCTGCTGCTTTACTTATATTTTTAAAAAAGCCAAACGCCACTACAAATTTATTAGATCTTAAGAAAGCACGTAACGGACAGTTTATCGAAGGTAACGAAGATGATATTGGTTGTCTTAAGGTGGACAAACAAGCTGACTTTCAGTTTGCTTATAACACTTCTAAAGAGATTGAAGGTCGTCTCAGTAGAGCATTTTTATTACAAGAAGCAATTCAAAGAGATGCTGAACGTGTAACTGCTGAAGAGATTAGATACATGGCGCAGCAACTTGAAGACACTCTTGGTGGTGTTTATTCTGTACTTGGAGTTGAACTACAGGGTCCGCTTGCCAGTTTACTTATGGCTAACATGAGGAAACGCGGTAAACTCCCTGCTTTACCAAAAGAAGTTGATATTACTATTACTACTGGTTTTGAAGCACTTGGGCGTGGTCATGATCTCCAAAAGCTTAGAGAGTTTCGTGATGAAGTTGTGGCAATGGGCCAGGCTTCTCAGTCGCCAGATATTGTGACTTTGTATATTGGTATGAGTAATTACTTCATGAGAGTAGCTACCGCTATAGGGTTAGACACTGATGGTCTTGTACCTACTTCTGAAGAAATAGATATGATCAAAAAACAGCAACAACAGATTCAACAGTTAATGGAAATGATGAAGACTGGAGCCGCTACTCAAGTAGCTAAAGGCGCAATGGATCAGTTTGCTGAAGGTAAAACCTGTCTCTTATACACATCTCCGAGCCCACGAGACGCTACGCTATCTCGTATGCCGTCTTCTGCTT